CGCATCTCCGTCTGACAGGACGTTCATCCATGGCAGAAAAACGCGTCTCCGTCCGGCTCGTTGCCGAGGGTGGCCGGCTGGTCCGCTCCGAGTTCGAGGGCGTTGGCGAGGCCGGCGAGAAGAACTTCAAGCGTATCGAGAAGCAGGCCGACATCACCGGCAAGGTGGTTCGCCGGGTCATGGGCGTGCTTGGCGCTGCGATCAGCGTTCAGCAGCTCGTCATCTACGCCAATACCTGGACCGACCTGCGCTCGCGGGTCGATCTCGCCACCGGCTCGCAGGAACGCGGTGCCGCGGTCATGGAACGGCTGGCATCCATGGCGCGGCGGACCTATTCGAGCATTACGCAGACCACGGAATCCTGGCTCGCCAACGCCACGGCGCTGCGCGAGCTCGGGCTTTCCACCAAGGAGAGCCTGGATTTCACCGAAGCGCTTAACAACGCGATGGTGGTTTCAGGCGCCAAGGCTGATCGCGCGGCGTCCGTGCAGAACGCACTGTCAAAGGCCATGGCGCTCGGCAAGCTCTCGGGCGAGAACCTCAACACCGTGATCGCCAGCGGCGGGCGGATCGCCGAACTGCTGGCGGCGGAGCTCAAGGTCAACGTCAATCAGCTGCGCACTCTTGGCGCGGAAGGCGACATCACCGGCGATGTGATCCGGCGTGCACTGCTCGGCAATCTCGAGCGCCTGCGCAAGGAAGCCGACGCGATGCCGGCCACCATTGGCGATGCCTTCACGCTTCTGGGTAATGCGGCGCTGCAGCTGGTGGGCCGCTGGGACAAGATGGCGGGAACGTCCGCTGCCGTCGCAGCCGCGATCATTCTGCTCGCCGACAATCTGGAGCATCTTGCCGCCATCGGCATCGCTTTTGCCGGCTTCATGGCCGGACGCTGGGTGGTTGCCTTCGTTGCGGCACGGATTGCCACCTTCAGCCTGTCGGGTGCGCTGGCGTTGCTGCGCGGCGCCATCATCCGCACCGGCATCGGCGCACTGATCGTCGGCGCCGGCGAGCTAATCTACTGGTTCGGGCAGCTGGTCAAAGGCGCCGGCGGGTTTGGGCGCGCGCTCGAGCTGATGGGTAATCTGGCACGAGCCGTCTGGGACGGCATCAAGATCACGGCCAGCTCGTTTGTCGATGATTTCCGCGCGATCACGGCCAGCGTCGAGCAGCTCTGGCTCAAGCTGATGGCGTTCCTGTCCAACAAGTGGGCCGACTTTCTCGGTAGCATCGGTCCGACCTTCAACAAGGTCGCCGAGACCCTCGGGGCTGAGACGCGGATCGACTGGTTCGGGGCAAAGTCCCATTCCTCGATGCTTGATCACGCCGCCAGCAATTCCGGTGTGATGGCGGAGCGCCATCGTGAGCGTGCGATGGATACGCGGGCACACGCCTTTGATGCCGTCGGTCCTGCTGCGCAGGCGCTGGGCGATGCGGTGCGCAAAGCGGACAGTGCGGCCGCACTCGACGATGCCGCCAATGCAGCGGGCCGTGTCACCACTGCACTCGATACGTCGGCGAATGCTGCAAAGAAAGCCGGCAAGGCGCACAAGAAAAGCGCGGAAGAAGCTGTCACCGGCTGGGCGGCAGTGGTCAAGAGCCTGGCCGATTACGCTGAAAAGGCCCGCGAGATCGGCGCCGATGTCGGCAAGACGCTGGTCGGTGCGCTCAAGAGCGCGGAGGATGCAGTTGGCGAATTCGTCAAGACCGGCAAGCTGAAGTTCGGCGATCTGGTCACCTCGCTGATTGCTGATCTGGCCAAACTCGCGGCACGCCGCTTCATTCTCGGCCCGATCGCCAACGCTTTGTCTGGCGCCTTAGGCAGTCTCGGCAGCAGCCTCTTTGGCGTGCCGAGCCCGGCTACGGCAGCCGCGGGACTATTTGGCTCGCCGATCTATCATTCCGGCGGCATCGTCGGCGCGCCCGCTCCAAGCCGCATGGTGCCGGCCATGGCTTTTGCCGGTGCGCCGCGCCTGCATGCCGGCGGCTGGGCAGGCCTGCGGCCTGATGAAGTGCCGGCCATCTTGCAACGAGGTGAACGGGTGCTGTCGAAGCGCGAGGCATCAGCCGCGGCACGCAGCGCGTCCGCACCGAGCGTCAACGTCACCATCATGACCCGCGATGCGGAAAGTTTTCGGCAATCGCGCACGCAGGTCGCCGCCGATATCGCCCGCGCCGTGTCGCTCGGTCGGCGTGGGCTCTGAGACCCTAACATGGCGTTCCACGAGGTCCGGTTTCCGGACGATATTTCGCGTGGTGCGCGCGGCGGGCCGCAGCGGCGCACGCAAGTCGTCGAGCTGGCGTCCGGCGACGAGGAGCGCAATGCCAGCTGGGCCAACTCTCGCCGCCGTTATGATGTCGCCTACGGTATCCGTCGCGCCAATGATCTGGCCGCCGTCGTCGCCTTCTTCGAGGCGCGCAATGGCCGGCTGCATGGCTTCCGCTTCAAGGATTGGGCGGATTACAAGTCCTGCCTGCCGTCGCAGATCCCTGCTGCCACCGATCAGGCGATCGGCGCCGGTGATGGCAGCACCAAAACATTCCAGCTGACGAAGCGCTACGCCTCCGACGCGCAGGCGTGGGTACGCATCATTACCAAGCCTGTTGCCGGCAGCGTAGCGATCGCGCTGAACGGCACACCAACGCCTTCCGGCTGGTCGGTCGATGCGGCCACCGGTCTCGTCACCTTCAGTGCAGCGCCAGCCGCAGGCGTCGCTATTACCGCCGGCTTTGCGTTCGACGTTCCCGCCCGCTTCGACACCGACACGCTCGATGTCACGCTCGATCTCGAGCGGCTCGGCTCGATCACCTCTATTCCCCTCGTGGAGATCCGACGATGAATGATGAGCCGGGCTTCATCACCGCGGTGCTGCGCGACCTTGCGGCATCGACGGCGGTGATCCTCGCCGTCTGGGGCGCACTCGGTGGCGCCACCAACGCGCTGACCACCAAGATGCATCTGCGCGATGCGCTGCGCCACATCCTGCTCGGCGGCATCATCGCCGCTGGCATGGGCAGCCTGTCTATGGCGCTGGTCACGCGATGGCTCGGCCTGCCGTCGGAGGCGATCCCGGCGGGAGGCGCGGCAGGCTCTGCCGCCTATCTGGTCGGCGTCTTCGGACCTGCCTTCATCGAGATGACGCTGGCGCGCCTGCGCAACAAGGGAGGCAACCGCGATGCGTGAGCTTCTGCGCCTTGCCCGTCAGCTTCGCTGCGACAGCCCCGATCCGCGCGAGGTGTTCGCCCATCGCGTGCGCGTCGGCGTCATCGTCGCCCTCCTCATCCTGATCGCTTACCTGCTGAGGTAACCCATGCTCGAGAATTTCCAGAACTGCCTGGCGGTGACGCTGGGCTATGAGGGCGGCTGGTCGGATCATCCCTCCGATCCCGGCGGCGCCACCATGAAGGGCATCACGCTTGCCACCTATCGCCGCTTCAAACCGGGTGCGACGAAAACCGACCTGCGCAACATCTCGAACGAGACTGTCGCGAAGATCTACCGCACCGACTACTGGGACAAGGTCGGCGGTGATCGGCTCGCCGCCGGTGTCGATCTCGCCACCTTCGATGCCGGCGTGAACTCCGGTCCTGGGCGTGCCAGGCAATGGCTGATGGCCGCGATCGGTGGTCCCGACCACTACACGGTCAAACGCGTCTGCGCCAAACGTCTCGGCTTCATGCGCTCGCTCGCCATCTGGAATACGTTTGGCAACGGCTGGTCGCGTCGTGTCGCCGGTATCGAAGCCAAGGGCGTCGCCTGGGCGCTGGCGCAATCCACCGATCCTGCCAGAGCCCGCGCGCAGCTGACGAAGGAAGCAAACGCTGCCAGTGCTACCTCCAGAAAGCAAACCGCAGGCGCCAGCGCGGCCGGCACCGCGACCACGGCCGGTGGCAGCGACGCGCTCTTCAACCCGGATCATGTCGACCAGATCGCCGGCTGGGTGCTGGGCGGACTGCTGGCGGCCGGAGGAGTTGTCGCCGCCATCCTCATCATTCGCGCCATCATCCACCGCCAACGCGCGGCGGCCTATGCCGCCGAGGCAGAAAGGATCATGTCATGAGCGCCATTCTCGCCTCGATCCTGATCGATGTTGCGGCAAGGGTCGGCGCGCCGATCGTCAAGAGCCTGCTGGAAAAGCATGTCGGCGGCGCAGCCGGCGAGATTGGCGGCATGGTCATCGACGCCATTGCCGGCAAGGCTGGCGTGACGCCGGACAAACTGCAGAACCAAGATCCGAAGATCCTCGAGACCGCGGTGCGCGATGTCGAGGCTGCCGCGCCGGACTTGATTGTTGCGTGGAACGTCCAACAACGGCAGGCGATCGAATTGATGCGGGCCGAGATGGGCAACGGCCGATCCTGGTGGATGTGGGCGTGGCGGCCGGCGTGGATGTGGTTCCTCGGCTTTCTGTTCCTGTTCCGTCTGGTGCTGGTGCCAGTGACCGACGCCATCCTCGGCTCCAGCATCGCGGCCGGTGTCGACCTTTCCACCATGATGACGCTGACCGCCTGGTTCATGGGCCTCTACATGGG